TCGCAGTTGCGGCCTTGTTTGCAAGTATAGCAATATTAACTGCTGGATTAAATAAAGCATAGTGTAACAAATACGACACCATTGTTGTGGACTTACCAGACTGTCTAGGTAATTTACATATAGTAAAACGATTACTGTGGAATGTACCAACCATTTCTTTTTGAAAAGGATACATCGTAAATGGTACTAAACCTTCATCAAGATTAATAATCTTCACATAGTTTTGAATAAAGTATAGTGGGTCTTCCATACAACTAGCATATTCTTGCAGTTCTTTCTTAGTCCAGTTCTGCTGTACATTGGCCTTTTTAAGATTTGGATTACCTAGATAAGTTTCCATAAAATTTATTTTCTCTTTCTATTCTTTCTTCTAATATATCAGTTGTTACTCTTTGGTAATAATTACTCTCTTTGCACCATTCATTATATCTATCAACACATTCAGAAAAATTCTCTATCTTATTTCTTTTATCAAGTAAAGTATTCATTTTTAATGGTACACCCCACAAGAGTCTTTTCTGTTTTACTAGACTACTTATGTATTCTTCAAACCTTATAGATTTTAACAGTGAACCTAAACCAATATTATCAACACCAATATTACTAAGATTGTATGTTGTCTTATTATATTCATCAAAACTTATACCTTTCATTTCATGTTCTATTCCAGTTAATTTCCAAAGCATATGGTCTGTATTGTATGCAAATTCATTATAATCAACTTCAATAGCTGTAGGAAAATACTTATCTACCCACCACTTATATCTAAGATACATTTTTAATTTTTTATTAAATAAATTTAAATCAACTTTGTAGTTTTCATCTTTGACATTATTTCTATGTTCGTCTACACTAAAAACATTTCTAATCTTATTAGTATCCCTAATACCCCAACTTAAAGCGTATTCAAATGGATCTCTTGTACAATAAAAAATCTTTTGATAATGTCTGTTTAAAAAAGGATACCACTCTCTTGTACCACCAGCTTTTTTACCAGCCATTACAGCTCTTTCTTTCATCACATAATGTGCTAATCTAGAAACTAAAGAACTTCCAGTATTGTTTTCTAAAAGTTGTATAACTCTTTCTAGTGGTTGTCCATATCGTATATATGTGTAATCAGGGCCTCTAGGCACTTTGTGTACAATTTTTACAATATTATTATTGTATAATTCTAATCCTGCAGCTATTTCATGTGTATTAGTATAATCTAATCCAGCACTATTTAAAAATACTGTAAGACTTCTTTGTAAGTAGGTTGAACCTACTCCATCTGGAGTCAATATCAAATAATTCATGCATCACTTTCCCTTTAACATCTTTTGTAATTCAGCAGTTGAACCAACAAACAATGCATTAGTAACATTCTTAGGAGCATTACTGGGTACTTCTTTAAGTTTTCTCATCTTCTCTTGTAAGTCGCCCAACTTCTCTGTTACTTCTGCTACTTGTTTTATAAGATTACCAGCAACTTCATATGCTCTTGGATGATCAGATTCCTTTGCAAGTTCTAATATACCATCAATTGCATGAGAACCCTTTTCTACAAGATTATAAAAGTTCTCTCGTTGATACTTGTAATCATTGTCAACGTCACCCCAATCTTCTCTTTGACTTTTCTTTGGTGTAACATCTATAAGGTCTTTACCTTCTTCGATAGGTATACCCAGAGATTCTGCTATTTCAATACTCATAACTAACTACTAGGTTCGCCGTCCTCAAAGAATGAGGTCGTTTCATTAAATCCAAAATCATCATCATCTGCACTTGCAGTTGCTGGTGCTGGGGTAACACTATATTTCTGTTGTCTAGTTGGTGTATTCTCTGGTAAGTCAGTATACTGGTCAACTGTTGCAGTTTTGATAACTGCCTGTGACGTAACTGGGCCATATAAGTAAAATTTACATGTGAAAGATAAGTTATAGATAACTGCCCTTCTCTCTGCAAAGTCTCCTTGATAACTATCCTCGTAACTGATATCGTTTAGAACAATAGGTACATCTCTTTTGATTCCCATATCAACCATATCATTGATTGTCAATGTGTAGTCTGGTTGAAAGTATGGTAAAATTTGTTCTACGATTTGTAGTGCATCGTCTGATTGTTTTGCCATAATGTATAGTGTAAAATTCAAATTATATGGAACAGGCATATATTGCATATCCATTCTATTTGACTTATCATCACTACCACTATCTTTTACTCTTTTGAATTTCTGTACACGATTTAATTTTCGTGTGGGATCATAAGTCATTCCAGTAATTTCAAATCCAATTCTAGGTAAAGTAATTGCAACCTTGGATGCTAAACTTGGGTCTTGATTAAGTCTAGATAAAAACTTTTGTTGTGGGCCATATGCCAATGGCACCTTCATTGATTGAGTCACTTTTCCGGCATTGTCTTTTCTAACAATACTAATATTATTAAATAATGAACCGAAAGAGACTACCACTTTTCGCATACTTTCGTGGTAAAATTGTTGTCCTAACATATCTAAGCTCCTGCATCACCAAATGGGTTTCTCTCACTGAAATCAAGAATATTCTCATTGGTTATTTGTTGTGTTATAAATTCATTTTGTGCCGACTTATCACTATCCATGTCACCTACTATATATTCTTCTGAAATTAAGTAACTGGTTGTTCCAGTATCAGCATCATTCTCTAACTGTAGAGAACCTATTTCATTCTCTAGTGTAAATTGATACACTAGAGCATCAGTACTATTGACATCTTCGATAGAATCAATTGCTTCAATACCAGTATCTAATCTACTCATATCGTATTCGTACTGTCTGCATCTTAGTTTGTAAATAGGATTGTTATCTAGTTGATGAAATGGAGCATCATGGTCAACAAAACCAATCTCAAACATTTTACCCAATACTGGATGATAAACCAAATCGCCTTCTAAAGGTCTATCTGCATCTGTAGCATCGGTTTCGTTTAGAAGATAATGATAATTTGATCCAAATGTTTCAAACTGTGTTCCATCGGTAATTGTTCTGGTTGCATCTTCCAGTTCGATTGAACCACCAGTAGTATCTGTACCATCTTCTATTGTAAACTGTTTAGTTAATTCTTGAAATCTTTCTTTATGGACAACAAATGTAATTTCATTTCTATTGTCCAAACCAAACTGTGTCATTAATTCTTTATCACCAGCATATCCACTTTCGGCATCCTCAACATACATCTCTATGGGTTGTTGATTTCTATACTTTGCAAGAGAATCTTCACCAAGAACATTGTCTAAAGCTACAGCTGTTCTGTCCACATAATACACATCATGACCGTGTATTTGGATTGCTTCTTTTATCAAGTCTTTATATAGGTTTCTCTCACTTGCAATACTTGTTAAGTTACTCGTATGAAATGCCTTATTGACTGCCATAGTTTATCCTATCATATAGTTAACTGGAGTTTCAAACATTAACTGTATTGTTTCTTCGAGTTTATTGATTTCTTCTTGGGCTTGTGAATAAATTGTTTCGCCATTCATAGTTACACCACCCAACATTGCGACACCACTAAATTTTGAGAGGTTTGCACCCCACTGCCTTTTTATCAAAGCCGTTGCATATCTTTTTAGATAGATGTCATCGAATATATCTGTATAGGTTGATGGATCTAGTTTACGATAACACTCAATGATTAAAAACTCATCTTTTGTTACTGCCTGAACATCCATATCCAGATATAATCTATTCTGGTGTTGGTTAAATCTAATTGGAACTTCTCCTACCAATATGTGTGATAGATGATCTAATTGTTGCATAGTCATTTCATATGATATAATAGAAGTAGAACTAAAATCAAAAAGGTCATTTAATCTCATTTGATATCTAATATCAAACATACTGTTTGTGGATGAATCATCAAATGGAAAGATGTTTAAAACTGAAACCACAGAAGATGGCATCGGTATAAAATTTTGGCCTTCTAGAAAAGAACTAGTAATAGTACTGTCTACTGAATCTGTTCCAGTAGTGCTTGCATTAGTTGACCATCTTGTGATATCAGCAGATGTAATTTTATATTTTAAATACATTCTTTCAATACCATCGTAATGATACTGTGCAAAAAATTGTAGTGCTTCGTCTATTCTATCATCGCCTTGGTCATCACTAATATTAATATCAATTACACCCTTACCCAGATTTCTAAGGCAATATTCTTTAAATGTAGATTTACTTGTTGGTATTGCCATGTCTATTCCTCTATATTTAATATCTCTGTTACAGCATCATCAAAATGTGATGGATGCCCAGGGCCATCATGTCCATCTGGTTTATTCTTAAATGGTTGTGTTCCATTTGTCGCAGTTCTTCTAGCGGCTGTATCCCAAACTAGAGTACGCCACTCTTTTTTTTCATCTTCATCTCTGAACTTTATGACAATCCAAATGGCACCATTAGATAAAGTTTCAATACCCCATTTTACATAGTCATCGGATTTGCCATTCATAAAAGTAGTGGTTCTTCCTTTTTCAGCATCTGAAACAGCAGCATCTCCGCTCAATCCACCTAAGTATCTGACCTGCATAGGATGAGTATATTTTTTTGCCATGTAATTCTCCTTTATACTATTTATAAGAAAATATCACTCGTATTTTCTCCTACTGATGGAAGTTTCATGGTTGTACACTCACTTCCCTTATTCTGTGTGGTTGTTTAATTATCCACTCAATAATATCAACAATATAATCTGGCGACATCTTTTTCTTTTCATTCCATTTTGGTTTGTCGACTCTAGGTGTGTCTACTAAACCCAATCTTAGATTCGTGATGTCGTGACCAAGGTGAAATAATTGTTCAGATGCTTTGTCTAATGCACCTTTCTCTACAGCATAAATATGTTTTTTATTTTTTATCCCATCACTAGAATTAGAACTTATATTAATAATTTTACCATCGTGTATATCCACAAGTTTATATAATAAGTTTACTTGTGAAAAACCATCATGTGCATTGTTAATAAAAATATCTGGTTCATATTCTTGTATTGCAAAAAGTATTTCCTCTCTATTATAATCATCTGATATGTCATGATCATTACTTCTTGAAAACCCCACAGTGTTTGGAAATCTTTTGCATATTGCTTTGCCTATGCCTGATGTATGTCCAGTTAATGCTATCTTCATTACAAAACTCCTACTATGTGTGTTCTTACTTTGTGTCTGTGGGCATTTACTGCCGTATGTTCTCTTGTTGTGTCTAAAATATAATGATTACCATTTGCTGGCATTTGTATTATTTCTTTCATCTCTACTACGAAAAAACATTTCATATTTGTTTCTATGGGTAAGTGAAATCTTTTTGTGGGGTCTTTATGATACGAATAGTTCTCTTTTGGGTCTAATCTTAAAACTCTAGTTCTAACTAAACTATGAACTTTCATAATTTCATTTATAATTGGTAGGTCAAAGATAGGATATGTTAGTTCACTTTCTTCTATAGACATGTCTTTTATTTTACCACATCCTAACATATAATCTTTATTACCTTTGTAACTCTGTAAACATATTTGTTTATCCCACTCTGGTAATGTTGATAATTCTTTTTTTATCGATTCTAAATCATGCATAATCTATCCTAGCGTTTTTATTTAGTAAACCAAATAATACAATACCTATTCCCACGATTATACAGATACTAAGTGTGGGATGGTTAAACCAAATGTCATTACTAAAGTATTTATTATTATAAAAATACATACCTTGTAGTTTTTCTACGCCAGATAAAAACTGATCGTATATGATAAAGGATAAAATAAATGCCGGTCTACTAAATTTATATGTCCTCATACCCCAACCAATTATGGACAAAATAAACATCAAGAATAAATCCTCCTCCCATGTAATCCACCCACTGTACGACAATGCTGTGTAGATGGTCAGTAGTGTCAGAGGTAATATCCACCAATATGGGTTTATATATAAAACTTTTGAAAGATACCTTGCACCCCATATTAATGCTATACCAGCGAATATAGTTCCAAGAATATATCCCCAGAAGATTGTTCTAAAAAACTCTTTATCTTCTAATAGAGATGTAGTACCTACATCAAAACCTAAGTATACCCATAGCGCAGTTAAGTATGCATACATTTTATTGCCTGGGATACCAAAAAATAATGTGGGAAGTAATGCACCGATCTTACCAGAATTATTTGCCCCCTCTGAGCCTATTACACCTTTGATATTACCATTACCAAACTTCTCTGTTTTGTGAATTGAGCGTGTGATTGAGTATGACATCCAATCGCCAGTTCCACCACCACCACCAGGCATGATACCACCAATGAAACCTACCCATCCACCAATCATTGCTGTCCATTTATATTTCCAGACATCAACAATACCTTCCCAAGTTTGTTTATTATGTTCTTTAATTTCTATCTTTTTAAATTCATGTTTTACGATAAGTGTTTCAATCATCTCTGGTATAACAAACAATCCTACACCCACAAGAACAAGTTTAACCCCATCGTTTAAATAAGTCCAACCAAGATTGTATGTTTCATTTGTCCATTCGTTCAAACCAATTTGAGATAACCAACATCCAAATAGTACTGCAGCGATACTTCTCACTGTATACTTACTTGTTATGACAGCGACTAAACAAAAGGATAAGAATAAAATACCAGTTAACTCTGGCGTTCTTACAGCGTCATTGATTTCCATGTACAGAGGAAAGAATGAGAACCCTATAAGTCCAAAGATTAGTCCGTTCATCATTGATGTGAAGAGTGCAGAAGATAAAGCATAAGATGCTCTACCTT